CAATTCTCTCTTCTGAAATTTCTGTAAAGACAGAAAAGAGTCTTGAGGCTCTCTCGGTTCTCGTCCGTTCCAAACTTGCGGCCGATGCCGCTTCTACGCTAGAACGCATAGACAGCTACAGCCTCGAAGGAATTAAAGACGAAGCGACTCGCGAGACTATTCTAGGCTCCGTTGCCAAACGCAGCGCGCTTGTGTTTGGCTGGTCAGAGCAAGGTGAGCAAGCGAGTGTGAGCATTAATCTACTCGGTCAAATGCCGGATCGGCAGTCTGTCGAAGTCAACGTGAACGAATCCGATTCGAAGTGAACATAACACACCTTGTGCATCGCAGGGAAACTTATGGTCAGCATAAGTTTTGCTTATGACAGAAAAGGATTGTTTTCCTAGGGGTTGGCACGATTGTTGACGTAGGACCTGGCACCCCCTTTGCGGGTGGGCTTCGTTTACGATACCCCCCTCAAAAATTTTCCACCTTTTTGACCATGCTAAATAAAATCAAAATTGGTCAAACTGTATCTTTAACAACCGCTGAGAGGAAGTTGGCCCACTTCATCGCCAAGAATCGAAACGGCAGCAATCGCTCGTTCAACGTGACGAATCTGAAGATCAGCTTGGACGACGCTGCGACTGTGGACTTGGAGGGAATGTGCGGTGAGATAGCGTTCTGTAAGCTCTTCAACGTGTATCCCGATCTGGATACCGACCGCGAGCCTCCGCATCCGCTTTACGACGCGGTCATCCCGCCTCCGCCAGGATTCCGCATCGATGTCAAAACGACCAAGTACGACACCGGCAAGCTGCTGGTCGATGCGCGCAAAGGTAAAAAGACGGACGGTGTGGATTTCTACGCGCTAATGACCGGAAGTTTCCCAGGTCCGTACACATTCAGAGGCTTCATCGCCAGAGAGCAGATCATCCAGCCACATAAACTTGGCCTACTCTGCGGGTACAAGAGCTACATGGCGGAGCAGTCGGAACTCACGGACGAAATTCCCGATCCTCCACTATTCTGATTGACATTGCGGCCATTCATATGCGTCAGTCCGCTCATCGACCCTAAGCAAGGCGGCGGCTTGGTCAGCCATCGCAAAACTGTCTAAGCGGCAATGACGCTCCGCATCGGTGAGGAGGTAGGATAATCATCCACCGTGTGGTGGAATAGATGGCCTACCGATAGATAACGTCGGTTTACATATTTCATCTCATGTCTTGTCCCAATGTCTTCAACGCCTTTGCCGTTGCGACTGAGTCGCTCGCGCAGGACGTTTACAAACGCGCCTCGTACCGTTCGATGTGGCTCAACCTCATCGAGCGCGGCGAGTATCCTCAGGGTACGGGTCTGACCCAGACCTCGTTCACCACCACTTCCATCGAGCCGACTGCGGCTGAGGAGTGGTCTGCTATCACCCTCGCCAGCGGTAATCCCGGCGATAACGGTGGTGCTTGCGATGTCACCTACAATGACGTTCCGGTCGGCTACAACGCTGTCACCTGGGGGCCTGAGCGTTTCGCCCTCAAAGGTCCGCTCCTATGTAAGGACGATCTGACCTTCGACCATCGCGTCGAGGCGTTCTTGCGCGTGTACTTGGAGAAGCTCTCGATCCGCGCTCAGCGTTCGTGGGAGACTCGCTACCAGAACATGTTCGCCAAGTACGCCATCAAGGCGGTGGCCGACTCGTCCTTCACTCAGGTGGAGACGATTCCGAGCGGTGTGAACGAGTTGCCCTGGATTCAGACTGGTTCGGTTGGTCAGGCGTTGAATCAGGCTACCTCCGAGCTGACGCAGGAGATGCTCGATGTTGCCGCCGCCACGCTGATCCGCAATGGCGCGACGAATCCTGATAGCTCCGGCTTCATCAGCTTCTCCAGCGATGGTCCGGTGTTTCCGTTGTACATCGGCATGGAGGCCAGCCAGCGCATCGCTCAGAACAACGCCGCGCTGCGCGAGGATCTGCGCTTCGCCGATATGGGTTCTGGTCCGGGTGCCGAGCTGCTCAAGCGGATTGGCGCGAATCGGGTCATCAAGAACTTCCGCCATATCCCGAACCTGTTCCCGCCCCGCTTTAGCTACGCTGGCGGCAAGTACACGCTCATCCAGCCCTTCACCAGTTCGTCTGGCACGAAGGGTACTGTGTTCAGCGTTAACCCGAGCTGGACGACCGCCTTGTACGAAGGTGCGTTCATCCCGACTCCGTACGTCATCAAGAGCCACATCGTTCGCCCGGTGAACCGTGTTGGCGATTTGAGCTGGCAGCCGACCAACTACATGGGCGAGTGGCAGTGGGTGACTGGTGCCTACAAGCTCGATGTGGATTGCGCCGATCCGCTGGAGAAGAAGGGTCAGCACTACGCTGAGTTCGTTCATGCCGTAGAACCCGTCTTCACGAACCAGGGCATGACGATTATCTTCCGTCGTTGCACAGGCGCGCTGACTCAGATCATTTGTAGCTGAAAAGCCCAGTAAATACGCGAGAATCCGCAGGTCGAAAGGCTTGCGGATTTTTTGTTGCCATGTTCAGTCGATGCGTCTATTTTTACATCGCATGGAGCAAGATGAACCAAAACGTGGCGACGTACGCGAATCGGATGGAATGGTCTGCTGGGGTTACACCTGGAAAGACCAGCAGGGAAACAAGCGGTATCAATGGTTAACGCCCGAGCGTTTCGCTGAGAAGATGGCCGCTGATAAGGAAAGGTTGGCCAAGTACATGGCCGACAACGCTGAGACGATCCGCGTGAAGCAGGCTGAGAAGTATCTCAAGAATGCGGAGTATTACAAAGCAGCGGCTAGGGGATATTACGCGAACAACAAGGAAAGGATGACTAAGCTAAACAAGCAGTATCGAAAAGAAAACGCCGAGCATCTTAAGAAGAAAGCCAACGAGTACCGCGCCGCGAATCGCGAGAAAGCAAGAGGCTGGAACAAGAAGTACAGAGTGGCCAACCATGTTAAAATCATCGACAAGCTCCGCGAGAAGCGTCGATCAGATCCTATGTTTCGACTGAAGGATGCGATTCGCGGCTCGATCCGCGCGTATCTCGGAAGCAAGAAGACTCGTCGCGGATCTACCTTCGAGATTGTCGGCTGCACTCCAGATTTCCTGCGTGAGCATTTGGAGAGGCAGTTTAAGCCTGGAATGACTTGGGATAATTACGGCTCGCATTGGCATGTTGATCATCGCATACCACTGGCCAGCGGTCGTACTTCTGATGAGGTAAAAGGCTTGAGTCATTGGACTAATCTCCAGCCGTTGGAAGCGTTGGAGAACCTCATTAAGAGCGACAAGGTTCCACAGTCGGTAATGCCTTGACATCGCACCCCATAATCTGATGCTCCCCGTATGCCGAGTTTTACTCTCCCCGAAGGCGTTGAGATTCCCGAGAATTTGAAGGAAGGCGAAGCGTTCCAGACGATGGCGACGATTGTCCTCGGTAAGAACGGTAAGGCCGAGTTCATCGAGATTGATGGTATGGCTATTCCCGGCTACGAGAAGAAGTCGAATGGCAAGAAGCTGGCCGAGCGCGGGGAGGAGATGGAGGAATACGAGGAGGAGGAGGCAGCTCCCGGCGGCGGCGGTTTCATTGCTGAGGTAATGCAGCGCGGTCGTGGCGGCCCGATGGCCTAAGGTTCAACCCATAGAAAAACGATATGCCAAGTATCACATGCGATGAGGCGGAGACGCTGATCAATGAGGCGGCATCGCTTGGATGTCGTTCTCCGTGGGAGGTTGAGCTTGCGAAGCTCGCGCTGGAGAATCGCATCGCGACGTATCTTCAGGGTGGCGGAGCGACGCGCGGCGCGTATCGGAGCGTTACGGCTACCGGCAATGTGGTGAGCGGCGATTATCTGATCATCGCTGATGCGACTGGCGGCGCGATTACGATGGCATTGCCGCCTGCCGCGCTGGTTCCAGGTCGTATCTACGCTTTCAAGCGCGTCAATAGCGGCGCGAATGCGGTTGTTATCGATCCGAATGCGTCCGAGACGATTGACGGCGCGGCGACGTATACGCTATCGGCTCAATGGAATTCCGTGACGATCATGTCGAACGGAACGGCGTGGTTCATTATCTGAGAATTCTATGGCCAACATCTCCTGTAGCGAAGCGGCGGCATTGATTGCGGAGGCGTATGGCGCGTCCTGCAAGAGCAACCGCGAGAAGAACCTGCTGGAGATTGGCCTACTCTGGGAGGCTGCGACTCTTGGCGGAAATGCGGATATCACGGCGGATAACACGGTGATAAGTGCGGACAGCACGATCATCACGGCTGACATGACCGAGTTTTTCTAAGACCGAAAGAAACCCCTTACATAGATTATGGCACAGCAAACGATTAACGTAGGCGCAGCTCCGAATGACGGAACGGGAACGCCGCTGCGTACGGCATTCCAGTACACGAACAGCAACTTCAGCGAGCTGTACACGGCTGTCGGGCCGAGCGGCAACAACATCGTCGTACCCGGCTCCGCCACCATCACCGGCGATCTGACGGTGCGGACGAATAAGCTGGCGGTGACGAGTACGGGTGTGGGTGTTAATATCGCCACCCCTCTTAACAACCTTCATGTGAACGGAGAGGTGACGCTTCCAATTAACAACCTTCAGTATTGGAACGCATACTACAGCGGAGGATTCAAAAGC